CTGCGATCGGCATCGGCGGGGCCTTCCACATCTGCCAGCGGCGTTCCGCCGATTGCCTGAACGGGTGGACAGCTGCTGGATTTGGAGCCCTGGCTGCGGCCGGCCTGGGTGCTGCCATCCTGGCGAAGCTGGACGATCCTCCCGTCGCAACGGGACTCACCGAGCCCCAGCAGGACCGCACCCCCAACCCATGACGCTCTCGATCTCCTGCCGGATCATGGATGCCCTGGCCGATTTGTTGCGGGGCGCGGCCCCCGAGGGAGAAACTGACATCCCCTGGCTGGTCGGCAACCCAACCAACCGCCGACCGCAGTTGTTTCTGGATGCCTCCCGCGTGGCAGGGCCTGGCGATGGGGTGGTGATCGGGTTGGATTTAGAGGGGGAGGGCCTCGACCAGCCCAGCGATACCTGCCGGGTGGTCTCATCGCTGCCCGTGGTTGTCACCATCTCCATGCCCCGGCAACCAGGAGACCCTTCCAACTGGCAGCTGCTCGACCCATTTTACGTGGCAGTCCATGGCAGGGTCATGGGCGGCACTCGAAAGCTCGGCGGGTTGTGCCGAGGGATTCAGTCAAAGGGCCGATCGCACGAACCAAACCTCCAGGCCGCTTTGATGAGATGCGTTTATGATGTCACCTATGCCACTGATCAAACTGACGTGAAGATCAACCGGTTATGAGCCCGAAGCCACCAGCCCCGCCAGCCCAACCCCCGGCGCCACCCGAGCCGCCATCCTGCGGCGGCGAATGGTACCGAGAGCCCCACGAGATCAAATGGCGAGAAATGCCATTGAACACACCCCCAGCGCCCACTCTGCCCTCGACTGATGGACAATCTATTCACGATCAAGCCTGAGGGCGTCAGCGGGACCCTCGAAACTCTGGCCGGTTCGGATGTCGTGCGTTGCTACGACTTCCTGCCTACCATCCAAGAATTCTCGGCGGTTGAGCGCGAAACCCTGGGCGTTCGGCCAGGGACCCCTCAGCCGTCAGCAATGACCATGAGAATGATGCGGTTTGCGGTGCCCATGGAATGGGCCGGCAGCGGCACCCCTGGCACAGCGTCGGGCAATGACAAGATCGCCCTGGCTGCTGGGATGGGCAAGGCGGTGGTCGGCGCCACCAGCATCACCCGCACTCCAGCGTGGCCCGCACCTGCTACCACCTACTCGGTTGGGTTCCATTGCGAAGGCGTGCGCTACGCGGCGGCCGGGGCCCGCTGCAACAAGTTGACCATCGAGGCCGAGGCCAATGGTCCACTCCGGGCAACTGCTGAATTCATGGCGCTCTATAGGGACTCGGTGACGGCTGCCAACCCGGCATCCGTCACCTACCCCCCGCAGGTGGACGCAAACATCTTTGACGGTGCCGCCGCAACTCCAGGCGGCGCCACCCTGGGGCCTGTTGGAGGCACGGCGGTGCCGCTGTGTTTCACTAGTTTTTCTTGGGTAAAAGAAAACACGATGGAACTAATCGACGACTTTGGTTGTGTTCCATACATTAACTTTACCAAATACGCGATTAACGGATCTTGTAGGGTTGCAAGGCCTGCAATTTCTACGCTGGATATTCCGGCACTGCGGAAGAATTCTACGTTGTGCGCGCTGACCCTGCCGATTGGCACCACTGCTGGCAATATAATTACATTCAACCAGCCCAGAATACAACTAACTAGCGTAGAGTTGGTTGATGTTAAGGGGCTTCCTTATTATGATATTCAATGGGTGGCCCGGTTTGGTGATCTTGCCAACCAAGAAGGATCTATTGTTGAGACTTGACTAACCAAGCTGCTAACCCTAACCCCTGATTTTTTTCTCATGGCTTTTGATTTTCTTAAAGTAGGCGACACATTCAAAGCGGAAGTAAAGCATAACGTTACCTTGGAAGATGGAACCCGACAAGACATAACTTTTACCGCGATTTTCGAGAGAATGGAGCAGACGGAGATTCAAGAGCTAAACGAAGCAATCAGGCATTATCGAGCTGTACTGCTGGCAATTGAAGACGGCAGGGAGCCCCCCAACGCGGCTAAGGGCGTGCAATCAGTTGACTATGTTTATATTGCTAATCGCGTGTTACAGGGGTGGGGTGATGACATGCTTTATGACGAGGAACCGTGGAAGTTTGACGAAGATTCAAAAAGACAAGTGATTCAATTCCCAGGGATGGCCCAGGCGATTGCTGATGCCTGGACAGAATCCACCGCACCTGAAACCGGAAAAAAGTCAACCTTAGGGAAATCGCGAGGGAATGGCATCGGCAAATGACCCAGGCGCCGGCCAAAACATGGGAGCAGGAGGACGCCGGGCAGCGCCGGGCAGCCGAAGTTATGGGCATCGTCTACGTGCCCCAGTCCCGCAAGGATCGCCCTAGGCCTGCTGAGCCGATCTGCCGGATATGGCCCGAGAACATGGACGCCTTCTTGCTCTGGTGCAAGGTGGCCCCCACTCAATGGCACTGGGCCACGGGGTACGCCCCGGACGGGCGCCCGCAACTGATGCGGACAGGCCTTATCCACCAAGCAGCAATGCAGCGGGCCCTTTTGACCTGGTGCCGTCGGCGCGTTGACGCGATCATGGATGACCTTGCAGTGATCGAGCACGAGTTTCTACGACTGGAGAGGGGCTTCTGATGGCCGTCAACTTTGCCGCAATCCTCAAGATCGCCGCCCAGGTGGTTGGCACCGAACAAGTCGCCAAGCTCGGCTCAACCTTCAAGCAGGTAGAAGGTGCCACGCAGTCGCTCACCAGCAAACTAGGCCCGTTGAGCGGTGCCCTGGGGGCCCTGGCCCCGATTGCAACGATTGGCGGGTTGGGGGCCCTGGTGGGCAGGACGATTGAACTAGGCGATTCGATGAACGACATGAGCCAGCGCACCGGCGTCAGCGTTGAATCACTGGCCAGGTTCAGGAAGGCAGCGGCGACATCAGGAACTGACATCGATGCCGTCGCCAAGTCGCTGGTCAAGCTCAGCAAGGGCCTCTACGAAACCTCGCAAACCGGCAAGGGTCCGGCATCTGAAGCACTGCAGACCCTGGGTATTAGCGCAACAGATGCAGCCGGTAAGCTAAAAACAGCCGATCAAGTTACGCTAGAGATTGCCAATAAATTTAAGACCATGCCAGACGGTATAGAAAAAACAGCTTTAGCAATGCAGCTGTTTGGCAAATCAGGCGCCGAAATGATCCCGATGCTAAATGAAGGTGGCAAAGCTATTGAATCTTTGAGCGTAAAGATGACAGCAGCATTTGCCAAAAAGGCGGATGAGTATAACGACAAACTGGCGATGCTTGGCGGCAAGGTCGGCGGTCTTGCCGCTGGGCTGACCGTGGCCTTACTGCCGGCGCTAGATGCAACAGCTACGGCGCTGACTGCGGTGATTGATGCCTTCACAATGCTGCCAGGCCCGATACAGGCAGTGGTCGGCGGTGTGGCGCTGTTGGCCGTGGGCTTTACCCTGCTGGCTCCCATCATCACCAGCGTAGTAACGGTGCTGGGTGCCTTTGCCGGCCTGGGCATTGGCGCCACTCTGGCGGGCATAGCCGGCGCAATCGTGCCAGTGGCCACCGGCCTGGCCGCCCTGGTCGCCGGCGTTGTGACCGCCCCGGTGCTGATCGGCGCGGCAGTCGTGGCCACGGCGGTGGTGATTTTCAATTTCCGCGACCAGATCGCCGATGCGTTCCGTGGCCTCTGGGATCTGATCGCCAACCCCACCACCGGGTTTGTCGCAATGATCGGCGGTGGCTGGAACCTGATGATGGACGGCATCAGCAGCTATGTCAGTAACATTCTGCCCAATATCAGTGACAACTTTGCAGCATTCTTCGACACCATCATTGGCCCAGAGAATGGCCTGATTGCACGCCTGGGGCAAACCTGGAATGCTGGCATGGATGGCATTAGGGACTACGCGATTGGCCTGGTGGAGCCCATCACCGATGCCTGGGAATCAATCGTTGGCACGGTGCGCGGGGTGCTGAATTCGGCCCTTAGCGTCGCAGCGCGGGGGATCAATGCCTTCATCGAGCGGGTGAACCACCTCATTCAATCGGTCAACTCAATCAGCGGCCGGGTGGGCCTGCCGCAGCTAGGGGCTATCCAGCCTGTTGAAGTGCCATCATTCGCTGGCGGCGGCTACACCGGCAACGGCCCACGGTCTGGCGGGCTTGACGGGCAGGGCGGATTCATGGCGATGGTCCATCCTCAGGAGCAGGTCATCGATCTACAGCGGTCACCCTCCCGCACTAGCGCAGGCGCCGCCACTGCCGGGGGCTCCAGAGGCGGCAGCTTTACCGCTGAGTTCAAGCTCAACCACACCGGCCCGGTCTACCGACTCCCAGACGGATCCAACGCCATAACCATGGCCGACGCCGAAGCAATTACCGCCAGGGCGCTGGAGGACTATGAGGCCTACCGGGTCAGCATTGACGGCCGCCGTGCGATAGGGATTGCCTGATGCCCGACTACGGCCCCCACGTCTACACCCAGACTCTGAAGTGGATGGATAGCAGCGGCAACGCAAAGGGGCGTTGGCACCGGCTCGACGGCATCAACAACAGCCCCTTCACTTCCTTTGATGCTGGCGATGGCGACGGGGTGCAACGCTGGGAGTTTCAGGAGTTCAACTGCTCAGGGTTTGATTCGGGCCTGGTGTCGGGATCGGTCGCGATCACCTGCGCGTACTCCCCTGCTGTTCTGGCCCTGGCGCTCGATGCGAACGCTAACCAATGGCTGATCGAGGTGACTCAGTTCGAGGTTGTCCTGGGCGGGCTCAGCCGGGTTGATTCGGTCCTGGTCGGCAGCATCACCGCCAGCGGCTCCCTCACAGGCGTCACGATCAAAGGCATTATCTCACCGCCTCCGGTTGCAGTGTCGGCCCCGCCAATCGTGCTCACGCAGGAGCTGATAGGCACGCCCTGCGTGTTGGAATTTTCGACATGAACGGATCTCTTAATACAAAATTTTACAACCACCCATGGAACCGTGCAGAAGCTCTGAGCGCTTGGATAAAAAACGGAGGAGATCCACGCGCCTTTGGCGTTGAGTACGGAACCTCCAAAGTATCATTTGCGGCCAGCAAGGCACCGGCCGCCCTCGGCAGCTCGGTTCGTCTTACGGCTATCAATAGCGCCGATGTTGACTCCCCATGGAATGCCAACCAGCAGGCAATGACCCTGCTGGAGCGGGCGCCCATCGTCTGGTGCCGGCGCATCGGCGACACCTGCGGCAGCCCATCAGATGCAGGCATCGGCGGGGTGATCGTTAGCCCGAAGGCCACGGCCTGCCGATTTGATACTCCCCTGCTGGAGGGCCAGCCCGTGGCCAATGCCGTGGCGGTGAAGTGGAGACTGGTTGTCTCCCAGGGGAAGCTCGGCGGCATCTCGGTCAATGGCGTCTTCCAGGGCCGCTGCCGGGTTGGGAGCTTCAGCCAGTCCTATGGCCCAAAAACTGCCGGCACCTGGACGCCCGGCAATTTCCTAGTTGATGTTTATTCAGGGTCGCAATTAATTGCCAACAAAGTGCAGGCGCCTACGCAATGCGGCACGGTTGGTACACATAAAGACCTAACAACCGTATCGTTTAGCGCTGTAAACTTCAACGGTTTTGATGGTGCCGGCGTCGGACTGCCAGACCGTGGCCACTGGAAGCGGCAGATTCATCTATTTATTCGCAATGGAGTCGAATCAGTCAGGCTGCTGGATAATGTCTACGGCAGCTCCAACAACCTAGGCGATCTTTATTTATACCTACTAAACAATGATGGCCGCACAGCACCGGTTCGGATTGATCGGGAGTCGCTGACCGCAGCGGCTCGGTTCATGGATGCCAACGGTCTCTGGTGGAATGGGGTGCTATCAGAGCCGACCAGCATCAGCGACTGGATGAGCAAGGTTGGGCCCTATTTCATGGTGCGCGAAACCAAGATCGCCGGTCGCTATGGCTTGCGGCCACTGCTGCCCGTTACGCCATCTGGGGCCATCGACACCGAGCCATTGAGCCCCGCGTGGGTGTTTGATGGCGAGGCGATCGTCGATGGGAGTTACACCTGGCAGCTGGTTAGCCCTGAGGCGAGGCGCCCCTACCGGGCTGTGGTGGCCTGGCGCCAGCAGGGCCCCGACGGATTGTCCAGGATGATCCGGACCACGGAGGTGGCCTATGACTCCACCCCAGAAACCGCGCCAACAGAGGAGCACGATCTGAGCCAGTTCTGCACAACCGAGATTCACGCCGCCAGGGCGATCCGGTTTGGCCAGGCAAAGCGCCGGCACCTCACCCACTCCGCTGCGGTGGCGATCAAGGCTGGCTATTGGAACTCAACCCTGGGAGAGGGCGAGCTGATTCAAGTGCAGCTGGATCGCGAGGACGTAGACGGGGTGAGCAGCCCCATGGTCGAGATCTACTGGATCGTCTCTGCCAACACCGGCCGCGAGGGCACCCTGACCCTGCAACTGGAGCACTGCCCGGTCGATGGGCTAGGGCGCTCCCTGGTTGCCATGGACGTGGCAGCGGTTCAGGTTGCAAACATCACGTTCCTTACCGGTGACACCGCCCCCTCCTGCGATGCGGACCCCGGCCGGGCGACCGATTGTTCGATCCCCGCGCCCGACGAGGAGAGCTGGACCAGTGACGAGGTCTGGTTTTACGGCCGCTACGGTCGGCGGCCGGTTTCTGGCGAATACGCGGGCGGCGGATTCAGTGTGGGTGGCGGCGGTGGTGGCGGTGGTGGTAGTGGCAGTGGGGGAGGCGGCGGCGGTGGTGGCGCTGCTCCCCCTGCCCCCTTGCCACCTACCGGCCCGGTCGAGCCACCTGAGATCCCATCCCAACCTGACACCCCAGACGGCCCGGCGGATCCGCCGGTACCACCGAAGCCGCCCCAGAATTACACAAAATACACCTTGCTCTTATATTTTAGAAAAAAAACACCACCTGGAACTGTAGTGATAGAGCAGTTTGATATACCCATTGGCGCAGGGCAACGCGCGTATATTGATGGTGATGTGTCAAACAACAGCCTCACACGTGTTCAGACAGTAAATGCTGACGGGACGCTTGGCTTCATTAGGGATGTCGAACACCTTGTAAACGGCAGCTATCAGGCGACCTGGCCGTACCAGTGGGAGGGGCGATCCCTTAGCCCTGGATATATCTAATGGCTGATTTCCCCGCCCTGCGCCCCGCCACCGTCTCGATCACCCCTGGCGTGGTCCCCACCACCCTGCAGGTTGGCTACGACGGCAGCAGCACCACCAGCACGGCCGACACGGTGCCAGCGGGCGATGCTCTGGTGATGACCTTCCAGGGGCTCTCTGAAGCCCAGGCCCGCAGCGTGCCAGACCACCAGCTGAGCCAGCAGGGCCGGTCGTTCGGATTCAACTCAGCCACCCTGGCACCATCGGAAACCCCGCCAGGATTCCGCTGGACCTATGCCCGGCCGGTTACGCAGGACGACATTCGGGCGGTGCCGGGGACTGAGTTCTATGCCCTCACGGTTGAGTTCGTTGGGGCCTGGATCCGTCGGGCATCGACACCTTCGGCATCGGTTCGGATCCAGCTGAGGACCCGAGGCGCCAGAGCGCTGCCCGCCGGCACGCCATCGGCATCGGTCAACCTGCGGCTCACCACCACGGGCGCTGGGATGCAGACTGGCACCCCTTCACAATCGACGCTGCTGCTACTAAAGACCACTGGGGCAAACGTTATATCAACGCCGCTGAATGATCCGGGTTATGCGTTAGTTCTCTTACATCTGCCGCTTACAGGTGATACAGGCTTCACTGACGTATGCGGCAGATCATTATCAGTTTCACCGCAAGGTGGCGTCATCATAGAGCCAACCGGCGGCCGATGGGGCGACGGCGCGGCATTCTTCAATGGAGCGAGCAATAGTTGGCTGTCAGTTGCATTGGCCGAGACCTTGGGAATCAGTGATTATACAATACGTTTTTGGTTTAATCTTATACTGGCGGATGATGATGATGGCCTTTATCAGTTCACCACTACGCCAGGCACGTCGGTAGGATCAAGTTCAGCTCGCACGAGCGAAGTAACGGAAGGCGATCCACGAGTTAGCCTGGTCATGACTCATGGGGGAGCAACCACGAGCATTGCCAGAAGTTCGGGGCTCGGACCATTTAGAAATGAATGGATTTTTTACCAACAAACCAGAACTAACGGAGTTCATGAGACCAAAGTTACCGCAGTTGGCGGGACAACCAGAGCCAGTAACGTCTATAACATTTCCACCAACCCTAATCTAACTGATACATTTTTACAAATAGGCGCTTTCTATTTTGGTGGATCTAATCCCGCGCAGCGTGTATTTAATGGCCGCATAAGCGACTTTCAAATATCGCTAACTGCCCTGCCTCACGTTGTCCCGA